CTACTGGAACTATTAAATGTCAAGTTATCTATGCTGTTGAGTAATCAATAACATTTTTGCCTGGTGGAGAAATCCTCCAGGCAATACTAATGAAATATATAGTTATTTTATATTTGTGTACCTTCAATGGTCCACAACCAGAGTGCTTGTTAGGTCAAGTACAAAAAGAAGAATTTAATACTTACAGCGAATGTATTTTAGAAGGCTACAGCTTATCAAGAAAAGCTTTGTCTGAATTAAATCATGAAGAAATAAACCAATTAAAATTAGCAATCAGATTTCATTGTAAAGAAATCATAGTGGAGAAAATATAATGGCATCAGTAGTAGATATTTGTAATTCAGCTTTAAACTTATTAGGTGCATCAACTATTTCAGCATTAACTGACGATAGTAAAAATGCTAGACTTTGTAATCAAAGATATGAACCAGTAAGAAATAGAGTATTTAGAGGTCATGCTTGGAACTGTTTAACTAAAAGAGTTCAATTAGCTCAAGATAGTACAGCTCCAGTTGTTGAATATTCTTTTCAATATACCTTACCATCAGATTGCTTGAGAGTTTTAAAAGTTCATACAGGTGTAACCGACAGTATTGAAAGTGATATAGATTATGCTGTTGAAGGAAGAAAAATTAAATCAAACGAAGGAACTCTGTATTTAGTTTATATCGCTATAGATGCAGATCCAAATAATTACGACACCTATTTACAAGAAAGTATTTCACATCAATTAGCAGCAGATATTGCTTATGCAGTAACTAACAATGCAACATTAGCTAAGAACTATATGGAAAGAGCTGATGAAAGATTAAGAGAAGCTAGATTTATTGATGCAACAGAAAATAGTTTAGGAACAATTGAGAGTAACGAATTTACTAACGCAAGATTGTAGATGACAACAGCATCTTTTGATCCAAGATTAATAGATAAATACAATGAACCAAAATCATTACTTCATTTTCAATGGGGAGATGACAGTAAAGTTTATCGATATGCTTTAGTAGAAATTATTGAGGAAAGTGAAATTGATCCTAAGACTAAATGTAAAAAAGATGAACAAGGATTAACTCAACAAGAAATTTTTAAAAAGATATGCCAAGAACAACTTTAGCATTAACTTCTTTTGTCTCTGGAGAATTTTCTGCCAAACTAGATGGAAGAACAGATTTTGAAAAATATTCTTCTGGAGTTAAAACTATGGAGAACTTTTTAGTTCATCCACAAGGAGCTGCTACTAGAAGAGTTGGCACACAATTTATTTCTGAAGTTAAAGATAGTTCAAAAAAATGTAGATTAATTCCTTTTGAGTTCTCTACTGAACAAACTTATATTTTAGAATTTGGAGATCAATACATCAGATTTTATAAAGACAAAGGTCAAATTTTATCTAGTGGTGTAGCTTATGAAATTTCATCTCCATACTTAGAAGCAGAATTATTTGATATTAAATTTGCTCAGTCTGCTGATGTTATGTACTTATGTCATCCTAATCATGATGTAAGAAAGTTAAGTAGAACTGGACACACTAATTGGACATTAGCAACAGTTTCATTTACTGGATCTCCATCTTTACCAATATCTGGTGCAGATGATAGACCAAGCTGTGTTTCATTCTTTGAACAAAGATTAGTTTTTGCAAATACAAATAATAATCCTCAGACTTTATGGTTTTCAAAAGCTGGAGATTACGAAAATTTTACTACTGGTACTAATGCTGATGATGCAATGATTTATACAATTGCTTCTAACCAGGTTAATGCCATTCAATATTTAAAAGCAGTAAGAACTTTAATTGTTGGAACATCTGGAGGCGAATTTACAGTTTCTGCTGATGGAACTGATGCAAGTATCACTCCAACCAATGTAACGATTAAAAGACAAAGTTCTTTTGGATCTGCTGGTGTGGATGCTATTCCAGCTGGGAATGCAGTTTTGTTTTTACAAAAAGCAAAGAGAAAAATTAGAGAGCTTGCATATAACTTTGATAGTGATGGTTATGTTGCACCAGATTTAACTATTCTAAATGATACAGTTACAAAATCTGGAATAACACAAATGGCTTTTCAACAAGAACCAGACAGTATTATCTGGTGTGTTAGAGAGGATGGAGTTTTAGCTGGTTTAACTTATCAACGATCTGAAAATGTAGTTGCTTGGCATAGACATATTTTCGGTGGATCTTTTGGAGATGGAAATTCTGTTTGTGAAAGTATTGCAACAATATCTGGAGATTTAACTGAAGATGAATTGTGGGTTATTGTTAAAAGAACAATTAATGGTGCTACTAAACGATATGTAGAATGTTTTTCAAATTTTGATTTTGATGAAACATCAGCAACAGATTTTAAATTTTTAGATAGCCACCTCTCCTACTCTGGATCTTCAACAACAACATTATCTGGTCTTTCACATTTAGAAGGACAAACAGTTTCTGTTCTTGCTGATGGATCTGTACATGCTGACAAAGTTGTAAGCTCTGGTGCTATTACTTTAGATAGAGCAGTTACTTCAGCTTGTGTTGGATTAAATTACGATAGTGTTTTACAGACAATGAGAATTGAAGGTGGAGCTGCTGAAGGCACATCACAAGGTAAAACAAAAAGAATTTCAAAAGTTGTTTTAAGATTATTTGAAACAGTTGGTGTTAAAGTTGGTCCAACATTAAATGATTTAGAGACAGTTCCTTTTAGAACAACATCCAGTAATTTATCAGCACCAGTTGATACATTGTTAGCTGGAGATAGAGAAATAGAATTTAGAGATGATTATAACTCAGATGGATTTATATTTATAAAACAAGATCAACCTCTACCTTGTTCGGTCTTAGCAATATATCCAACTTTAGTTACATCAGATGGCTAGTTATAAAATAGTTCCTTATTCAACAAATCATGGAGAAGAGATTATTGAATTTGGAATGAACGATAAATTGATGGATATAGATGCAAGCTTTACAGAAAATAGGATCGACTTTGCAATACCTGGTTTATCTTTCACTTTATTGTTTAATAATCAGCCTATTCTTTCTGGTGGCATTGTTCCTCTTTGGGATGGAGTTGGCGAAGGCTGGATATTATCAAGCAAAAGAATTTTTAATCACAAAATACAATCAGCGATCTCAGTTAAAAAAAGATTAGATCTTATTTGTGAAAACAACAATATTTGGAGATTGCAAACAGCAGTCAAAGAAGAATTTAAAACTGGCAAACGATTTGCTGAATGGCTTGGATTAAAATCCGAAGGTCTAATGCAAATGTATGGACCAGATAAAACTAATTATTACAGGATGGCAAAAATTTATGAGCTTCATAGGTAACATAGCAGCAGCACAAGGAGCAAAAACAATTGGTAAATATAATGAGGCAGTTGCGTATCAAGAGGCAGCTTATGCAAGAAAGAAAGCTGCTATAAAAGAAAAAGTTTATAATACAATTGAAAGACCAAGATTTGTAGATCAACAAAAACAACAATTTTCAAATTTCTTTGTAGATGCTTTAAGAACTGGAGCTGAATACAGAGAAGGAACTACTCCATTCTTAGTTGGTGTAAAAAATGTACAAAATCAATTATTCGATTTAGCAATGTCTGACTACAACAATGAAGTTCTTGTTAATGATCAGATTAATCAAAGTTTATTATTACAAGCTAAAGGTCAAGGCGAAAGATTAAAAGGCGATCTTACTGCTAGAACTGAATATATGAAAGCTGCTGGTAGCCTATTAACAATGGGTTACAATTCTCAACAAGCTGGTCAATTGGTAATTTCTTAATGGCAAAGTTACAAATCTTTAATAGCAACCAAAATGTCCAGGAGAGTGCAACACCAAGAACTTCTGCTCTTGCTTTACCTTTATCTTTAGCAACACAGCAAGGACAAGCAATATCATCATTTGCAAAAGCAGTTGGCAATATTCAAAATGATTTAAACAAAATAGAAAATCAAAATGCTGTTGATAGAGTTAAACCAGCAATTACTCAAAGTATCTATGAAGTGTTTGATAAAACTTCTAAAGAAAATTCAACACAAACAGCTTTAAAGAAATATTACGAATTAACAAATCCAAGTCTATATGAAAATCTTTACAAAGATCAAAATACAACAGTTAAGAAATTAATTAGAAATGAAATTTTAAAACAGAGAGATGGATTAGTTCCAAAACTATTTACTAAAGTTTCAACTGAACAGACTAATCAATTAGTTAATAATCTTAATGATAAGTTTAACGATAGCATTAAAAAAATGTTATCTAATGATCAAAACGATATGGCTATTGGCTCTATTGATTTTGAATTATTGTCTAAAAACAAATTCTACGAAGAACAGCTTGGAGCAAAAAATTTCAGACAGATAGTTGATGATGCTCAAAAACTTAAAAACAATTTACTTTTAGATTTAGACACTAAAATAAATCCAAGAAAAGTTATTGAGAGTGAACAAGAATTAATAGAAAAAGTTGGAACTGATGCTGCCAAAGATTTAATTGAAAAAGCAAAAGTTACTCTAAGAAAAAATCGTCAAGTAGAAGAAAGAAAAGATAGATTTGAAGAACTTGCTGATACCGATACTAAAGTGGGTGTTTTTACTAATGTCTTATTAAGAATTAATAATTACCAAAAAAATCCAACAGATGAAGAAGCTCTTAATGAACTTCCAACAGAAAGTGAATTATACGATCTTTTAGACAAAGGTTTAATCAACGAACCTATGTTTGCAAAATTATCAGTAGCTATGACTGATGAGGATGGTTTTTCTGATGATGAAACTTTAGCTTTAATAACAACTCAAATCTACTCAGCTAATACGATTGAGCAGTTGGATGAAATTGAAAAAGCATATATTGCAGATACAGATACTTTGAAAGCTCTTAACAATAGAGATCTAAGTTTATTTTCTGCTTATATTAATAAAGCTAAAACAGATTTTGAAAGCCACAAAGATTTTAAAGCTTACTCAAAACTAATTGATAGCAATATAGCTAATCTTAGTAATTTAAGAGAAAGAAGATCTGTCAAGTTTGCAGAAAATATTGCAACAAGAAAACAATTAATACAAATGGCATTCTATGAAAAAGTTTCAAATGGAATGTCTCCAAAAGATGCTTACTTGGATGTACTTCAAAATGAATTTGAATATGATGCAATTCCTAATCTAAATAATATTCCAGCACCTTATTATATGAAAGGTGTTGATTACTATTCTAAGATCAAAGACGATCCAGATTATTTTGCAAAACAAAATAAATTTGCTGCTGAACTATTTAACAACTCAAGAAAAACAAATAGAGATTTACAAGAATATATTAGCAACTTATCTAAATTAGATTTTTTAGAAGATGTCTTTGCTATTAGATACCAATTAGCTCCAGGAACTGAAGAAGATAAATTAAAAGAAGCTACTCAAACTGGAATAACAAGTTCACTTAAATTACCTGAATAATATGGAAAACAAAAATTTATTAGATGAAGTCTATTTACCAGAAATAGAAAAACAAAACTTTTATAACAGTAAGCCTTATCAATTATTAAAAGATAATGGAGGCGATCCAACAATATTAGAAAATTACGAAACAAAAGAAAAAACAACTTCAGTTACTTTTGATGAGTGGATTAATGAAGGTGGTAGTAAAGAGGATTGGATAGCAAAACATGCTGGTCCAGAAGTACAAAGAGATTTCTTCTCAGCTATGGGAGATTTTGTTTTAGATCTTGGTAAAGATGGAATTAGAAGTATAGCTGTTGGTGCAACTAATGGAGTAGATTTTGCAGTTAACCTTGCACCTGTATTAACTAAATTATATGACATGTCGCCTATTGGCTTGCCAGCTGGCACATTAGAAAAATCTGGTATTCAAGATGATATTGTTGCAAAAGCTACAGCTGCATCTGAAAAACTAGATGAGGCTAGAGAATTTCTAAAAAATTATAAAGATGATGGAAATGTAGTTTCAAAACTTGTCCAGGTCATGGGACAGGATTTAATGTACTCAGTTCCTATCTATAATAAATTAAAATCAGTTGGTATGCCTACTGTTCCAGCTTTTGTAATATCTGGTGGTTTAGGTGGTGCTATTGGTATTGAGAAAAAACTTAAATTTACTGGCGATGATACTGAACAATATAATTCTACATTTACACAAGATTTCTTTGGCAAAGATATTTCTGAACTTAAAAGATTAGTTGGAATATTACCTAACACTCCATACGATGAAATAGCAGATGAAGTAACACAAGCTTTTGAATATGGAGCTTTCTCTTATGCTATTCCAAAAGTCATAGATGCGTTTAAGTTTATGAAAAAGAATATTCCATATTTTGCTGCTGGTGGTGCTATGACTGTAGCTCCAACAGATGCAGAAGCTAATCCATTTAAAGCTATAACTAATGCAGTAACTAAAAGTCCAGTATTCAAATCAGCAGTTAAAGAAACTGTTGAACAAAAGATTACTAAAGGACCTGGAGATCAAATTTACAATACAATTAAAAATACTCCTGGTGTTAAAGAAAGTGAATTGAAATGGATTGGATTAGAAAGTTTTTTAAAAGATAAAAAAAATGTTTCTCAACAAGAGATATTAGATTTTATTGAAGCTAATAGAATTGATGTTAATGAAAGAAGATTTGGAGCAGCTGAAAGACAAGGAGATGAACCTAAAGATCTTAAAGATTTTACAGATGATGAATTTTTAAAATTAGAAAATAAAATTTTTGAAGATATTGAGGCTGGTCGTGTAAGAGATGAATATAGATATGTTGCTGATCATATCAGTTATTTAAGAACAGCTAATTTTCAAAGACTAGATAATTTTGGAATAAACAAAAAAGAATTTTACGATGATCTGCCATCTGAATTTACAGCTCAAAATTATAATATGAGTAATTACATGAGTGATAATTACTTATGGCGAGCTGTTGATGGATTAGATGATAGTTTTGCTAGTCCAATTGGATATGATTATTGGGAAAGTACATTTGCAGATTTTTATGAAGTTTTTGCAATTAAAAGTAAAAGCACAAATCAATTAGTTGATGATGCTCTTGAATTAGAACTTTACGAAAATTTTGCTCTAAAAGAAATGACACTTCCAGATGAGATGATTAGAAATGCTGATGTAAATAATGGCTTTCATATTCAATCAGATGCGTTTGATAAATTCAAAAAATATTTAGATGATAATGGAGCTTACATTGCAAGATATAACAAAATGGAAATTCCTAAAGATCAAAGAAAAGCAGTATTCAATGAAACGATGATTAGATCTAATGAGGAAATGTATTATCAAAATTCTGGAGATATGGACAGCATAAGCCAAGCTATGGAGGAATATGTTGGTGCTGGATTAAATAGAGGTAAATATGAACAATACACAGCTCCTGGAGGCGAAGCATATAGTGAAATAGTATTCACTCTTTCTAAAGGTGGAGAAAATCTTGGAAACACAATTCCTATTGAAACACCAGTTACTAAAAGAGAAACAGCATTTTCTCTTGGTCTAAGATCATCTCCTCACTTTGATGTATCTGGAGAAATAGCTCATGTAAGATTTAAAACTAGAGATCAAGGTAATATGAGAATTTTATCTGTTGAGGAAATGCAATCGGATTTAGTTCAAGCTGTAAAACAAAGCAATGAAAGAGAAATAGATCAGATGAGAACTAACTATCTAAGCAGAAGAAGCATGGAGCAGCAACAAGCTAATGTTTTTGAAAATATTTCAGAGGATGAAGTTCAAGCTTATTTAAAGAATAATGAACCAAAAGATATAATTAAAGACTTTCCATTTAAAAATAATTGGTACGAATTAGTATTAAAAAGATTAATCAGATATGCAGCAGATAATGGTTATGATGCTATATCAATTCCAAAAGCAAAAATAATTCAAGATAGATACAATCTAACTAGAAGAATTAACAAATTAAATATCACAGCTTATTTTCCAGAAAGACAAGAAATAGGAATTATGGGTAGAGATCAAGATGGAATTACTGAGTTTGATGATCTTTATACATTTGAAAAATTAAAAAAAGAATTTGGAGAAGATGTCCAAAAAAAAATAATTGATTTAGCATCTAAATCTGAATTGGATGATGCTCTCACAAGAGCAGAAACAGACTATAAAGCAATAGTTGATGGCGATGATGAATATCCATCTTTAATTTTAGACAAAGCTATAGAGATTGGTGGTCAAGGAAAAGCAAGATTATACAATAAAACAATTCCAAGCTTTCTTAAAAAGTATGGCAAGAAATGGAATGCTAAAGTTTTTGATGATGAGATTAAAACAAGTGATGGCATAATATCTGGCAAAGCTGAAGATAGATTTATGCCTGTAACAATTATTGAGATCACTCCAGAGATGAAGCAATCAGTACAAACTACATCTCAACCATTGTTTGAACTGTTTGGTGGAGTGTCAATCGGAAGTTTAATATCTGAGAGTGTATCAGATAACATGAAAAACAATATTATTTCACAAAACACAAATTAATAGTAATAAATAAATATCTTCAAATATTTGTTTTTACAAATTTAGGAATTTCAAAACATGGTAGCTAAGTCAATTGCAAAAATCCTTGGTGGAGGTAAGCCAAAACCAAAACAATTTCCAGAAGGATCAAAGTTTAATAAGGAAGAAGCACAGACATTATTACAAGAAGCTCAAAAAAAAGTTGAGAAGATAGAAGCTCAAGAAATTAAACCAGTTAATACTGCTGATTTAGTTAAGAGCTCAGATGATTTAGTTATCTCTGGATCTAAAGTTGCTCCAGTTTTAACACCACAAAAAGTAATTAAAAAAACAGTTTCTGCTCCAAAATCATCTAAGCAAAAAGTAGATGAATTTTTAACAGAGGAAGAAAAAATTTTAAATGAAGCAGATCTTTCTCCACAAAAACAATTAGATGAATTTAATATAAATACATTCAATACAAGTGAGGATGTATTAAGATCAGTTAATGTTATCTCAAGACAATATAAAGATGATATTGCACAAAGGACCAGAGGAACTGTAACCTGGAAAGAGACAAACGAATTAGCTGAGATCCTTGGAGAAAATGCTGAAACATTAGCTGGTAATTTATTAAAGCTTAGACCTGGATCGCCATTAAATGCTACTGAATTAAAGGCTGCAAAAAACTTAGTTATTTACCAACATAAAAAATTAACTGAACTTGCTAAAAGAATGAGGTCTGAAGAAGCCTCAGATAAACTTGCTTTAGAGTTTGCAAGACAACATGCAGTAACAGCACAATTAACAAAAGTTTTTAAAGGTGCACAAACTGAAGTAGCTAGAGCATTAAATATTTTAAAAGAGCCTGTTCAAGAAGGTGCAATAAGAAATTTATCTTTAGATGAATTGAATAGAAGTAATATCTTGATGCAAGTTGGTGGTAAAGAAGCTATGCAAAATGTAGCTGATCTTTATTTAAGAACACCAGGATTAAGTAAGAAGATTACATTTACAGAAAAAAGTCTTGCTGCAAAAACTTCTGATGCCTTAGTTGAAGTATTTTTAAATAATATCTTAGTTGGAATACTTACACATATTAAAAATGTAGGTGGTAACTTCATATTCAAATCTATTCAAAGAGCTGAAAGAAGATATGCCTCTAAAATGTATGGTGGCAAAACAGTAGATAGTGTTGCTGAATTTGAAGCAGATGCTGCTGCATTTGGAGAACACTTGGCAACAACTAATATGTGGAGAGCATTTAGTGCTGATTTTAAAAAATTAAATTTAAAAAAACCTCTTCAAAGTTACAAAAACTTTCCAGGCATGAATAGTTCAATAGCTGGAACTAAATACGAAGCTCCACCAGATGCCTTTTCAGCAAGAGGATTTGGCATGAAGCAAGAAAGTGTTTTAGGTAAATCAGTTGATGTACTTGGAAAGATTTTAACTTTTGACAGACTGCCATATAAGTTTTTACAAAATGCAGATAACTATTTTAAAAATGCTGCTTATCAAAGTGAACTATATGCTTTAGCTTACAGAGAAACTTTAAAGTTAGTTAAGTTAAATAATATCGCAAAAGAAAAAGCTCCAGATGTATTAGCATCATTAATAACTAATCCACCTGAATTTATGACAAAGGCTGCTTATGATGCTGCCTTAGAAAAAACTTTTCAAACTCCATTAAGCAAAAGAAATGATGCAGTTGGAGATATAACAAATTTAGTATCAAACATTAAAAATGCAAAAGTATTAAATCCAATAACAATTATTACTTCTCAATGGTTTCCTTTTTTAAGAACTCCAGGAAACATTGTTGGAGTATCAATTGAAAGAACTCCTTTTATGGGAGCTAACAGAGTTTTAAGAAGTTACAGAGAAGCTCTTGCTAGAGGTGGTGCTGATGCAGAGATGGCAAAAGCTAAAGCTGCAACAGGCTGGGCTTTTATGGCAACTTTTGTACCTCTTGGTTATTTTGGTTACTTTGGTGGATCTGATGCAGATCGATATGCTGGCAGAGATAAGTATTTATTAAAGCAAGCATCTGGCAAACAGCCAAAAAGTTTTAGGTATCATAATTTTATAAAAGAGAACTTTCCACAAGTTGCTGAACTAACTGGCTTAACAGGTAACAAACTTCAATTAAGTTTAAATGGATTTGAACCAGCTGTTTTATTAGCTTCTAATGCTGCTGATATTGGAGCAATTCTTGCAAGGTTAAGAGATGATTGGCGAGGTTATGATACTGACAAAGTAAGAATGATCTTAGATTTCTATTCTGCTTATGCAGTAGCTTTTGGAGAAAACATTTTAAACTCTTCAGTTTTATATGGCTCTTCAAAATTAATAGACATGATCTCTCACTTAAAAATGTCTGAAGATAAAGACATGGTTTTAAAAGAGTATGGAAAAAAGATGGTTGCCTCCTCTACTCCATTTATGACTTTTTTAAATCAGTTTGAAGATTTAGGTAAAGAAGAAATTGAAACAGAAAAATATGGAATTGTTAATAAAGATGATTTCGTAAAATTAAACATCGAATTTAAAGATATGATCCAGAAAAACTTTCCTGGATTTGAAAATGATTTACCTTTAGATGTGGATTGGCTTGGAGATCCTAGACCTAAGTTTTCTGTATTATCTTCATATACTGAAGATCCAATAAATATAGAAGCTGCTATAATCGGTTATGAACCAAGACCACCAAGAAAGAAAATTCAGATTACTGTTGAAAATGTAAAAACTAAATATGGAGATCTTTCATATCCTATAACAGTAAATGTACCTTTAAAAAATAAAGAGTATGCTTTGTATGATTACAACATCGGTATCAATACAAAAAAATATTTAAAAGAATTAATTAACTCAGAAGAATACAAAAGCTTAACAGATAAAGTTGAGAAAAAAGATTTATTTGCAGATGAAGTAACTTTTGCAAAAAAAGAGATTACTGAAGAATTTAAAACAGAAGCTAATCCTTATTACAACGATATTTATAAAAGAGCTGAAAAGCTTGCTCTTCAACAATGGTCTGAAGAAAACAATTTAAAGATGGAGTAACAATTGACTATATCAACAACTACAATCAAAAACAGTTATAATGGAGATGGCTCTACAACAGCCTTTACTTATACTTTTAAAGTAGCTGATCAAAATGAAATTGAAGTAATTATTAGATCTTCCAATGGAACTGAAACAGTAAAAACTTTAACTACTCACTATACAGTTAGTGGTGTTGGTAATGCTGGTGGTGGTACTGTTACATTCACATCTGGTAATATTCCAGTAAGTGGAGAAACAGTAGTTCTTAGAAGAGATACAGATATTACTCAAACAATGGATCTAATTGATAACGATCCAATGAGTGCTGATACTATTGAAACAGCACATGATAAGTCTATTGCTATTGCACAAGAGCTCCAGGAGCAGATTGATAGATCTATAAAACTATCAAGAACCAATACAATGACATCTACAGAATTTACTGTGGATGCTGCTACAAGAGCAAATAAAATTTTAGCTTTTGATGATAATGGAGAGATTTCTGTTACTCAAGAACTTGGAACTTTTGTTGGAGATTGGTCAAGTGGAACTTCTTACAATGCTAGAGATTTAGTAAAAGATACTTCTACAAATAATATTTTTATCTGTACTACTTCTCATACATCAAGTGGATCTCAACCATTAACTACAAATACTGATAGTGCTAAGTGGTCCTTAATTGTTGATGCTGCCTCTGCAACATCATCAGCTACAGCTGCTGCTGCTTCTGCTAGTGCTGCTGCTACTTCAGAGACTAATGCTGCAACATCTGAGAGCAATGCTGCTACATCAGAGACTAATGCAGCTACCTCAGAAACTAATGCTGCTACTTCAGCTACAACTGCATCTACAGCTGCTACTAATGCTGGAACATCAGAAACTAATGCAGCTACATCAGAAACAAACGCATCAACTTCAGCTACAGCTGCTGCAAGTTCAGCAACTTCTGCTGCTTCATCAGCTACCACAGCTACTACTCAAGCAAGTGCTGCAAGTACATCTGCAACTAATGCAGCCACATCTGCAAGTAATGCTTCAACTTCAGAAACTAATGCAGCTACTTCTGCATCTAATGCTGCAACATCAGAGACAAATGCTGCAACATCTGCAACTACAGCTACTACTCAAGCAACCAATGCTGCAACATCTGCTACAAGTGCTGCATCAAGTGCAACAGCAGCTCAAACTGCTCAGACAGCAGCAGAGTTAGCTTTAGATAATTTTACAGATATTTATTTAGGAGATTTTTCTACAGCTCCAACAGTTGATAACGATGGAGATCCATTAGCAGTAGGAATGATGTATTATGATATTTCATCGAACCAACTTAAAATTTATTCTTCTAGTGGATGGCAAAATGCTGGTTCATCAGTTAATGGAACATCTGGTAGATATACTTATACTATTTCTGGTACTCCAACATCTGTAACTGGTGCTGATGATGATGGAAATACTTTAGCTTATGATGCTGGATTTATTGATGTCTATCTTAATGGTGTAAAGCAAGTTAATGGAACTGATGTTACAGTTACCTCTGGCGATACAGTTACATTTGCATCAGCTTTATCAAATGGCGATATTGTAGATATTGTAACTTTTGGAACTTTTAATGTTGCAACAATAGATGGTTCAGCAATCACAACAGGTACAATTAATAATGCTAGATTAACTGGATCTGGTGCAATTACTATTAATGGATCTGCTGTATCACTTGGAGGATCTGTTACTATTGGAGAAACAAAACCGACTATTTCAAGTATTAGTCCATCAACAATAACTAATGCTCAAACCTCAATTACTATTACTGGATCTAATTATTCTTCAGTTCCTCAAGTAGAATTTTTAAATCCTTCAACTGGTATTTGGTATTTGGCAGACACAGTTACATTTAACAACTCAACATCATTAACAGTACAAGCAACATTATCTGTTGATGCTACATACAAAATTAGAATTGAAAATCCAGATGGTAATGCAGTTTTATCAAGTACAAATATATTAACAGTATCAGATGCACCTACCTGGACAACAGCTGCTGGAACACTAGGAACTATTGCTGGAGATTTTTCTGGTACTTTAGCAACAGTAGTTGCAACATCAGATAGTGCTGTAACTTATTCTGAAGTATCTAGTCCATTGGTATTAACAAATGCAGCTCAAGCTAATTGTTCTTTAAATAGTTCAACAGGTGCAATTACAACAACAGATTTTGGAGGCAGTTCTACTACTGCAACAACTTATAATTTTACAATCAGAGCAACAGATGCTGAAGGTCAAACAGCAGACAGAAGTTTTAGTTTGACATCATCATTTGGTGCAACAGGAGGAGCACAGTTTAACTAATGGCAACACAATTAAGCAGAACATTTGGCTCACAAGGAAATCAAAGAAAATTTACAATTTCTACTTGGGTTAAAAGAAATAAATTAGGTACACAACAAGCAATTTTTGGTTCTGGTGGAAGTGGTGCTTATGCTACTAATATGTATTTTTCAACTATTAATGAACTTCAGTTTTGGAATTATTTTGGTGGTGCTTATGCAGGTTATAAATACTCAAGTGCAGTTTTTAGAGATACTTCAGCTTGGTATCATATAGTTTTTAGAGTTGATACTACATCAGCTACAGCATCTGAAAGAATGAGAATTTATGTAAATGGAGAAGAAATTTCTTATTCATCAAGTGTCAATCCTAATCAAAACCAAACTATGGAAATTGGTCATACAGGAACTCATTATATAGGTGGTTATGGAACTGGAGCAGAAGCTGAAATGTGTATGTCGCATTTTCATTATTGTGATGGTCAAAGTTA